CTGATTATCAAGAGTTTTTCTTAAATTATGGCGGCGGACAAGGTGTAGAAGTTAACGTTGATTTAGCTGACCCAGGTGATAACCAAGACAAATATCGCGACAAAATACAAACCTTAACAGCAGAAGAAGATATAGCAGATATAAAAGCTATGCAAGCCGCTAAGAAAGCAATTGTTAAATTAGATAGAATACTTGATGTAATACAAAACGGAGACCCAAACTTAGGTGCATTACAAGGTTTAAAACAAAGAGCAGATGAATTGTTAGCTAAATTTACTAATAGTAAAGAAGCGTATGCATCAGCAACAGACACGCAAGTTTTAGAAGCACTATTAGGAAGTGATGTATTTGGAATGATTGCAATATTAGGTATTGGCGCACGTGGTATTGATACTCCGGCAGAAAGAGATTTCTTAATTAGAGTTATGACTGGTGAACAGAAAATGACTAAAGCCGCTTTAGAAGAAATGACTTACTACAGACGTAAATATTCAAGACAAGTTCTTGATGACTACAATGAAAAACTTGGAAACGGTTATTATGATAATTACCAATTGTATTCGAAAAAAACATTAAAAGCAGTTCCAGTCACAGCTTTAACACCTTATGCACCACCTTTATTAGAAAATACAATATCTATAGATAGAGCAAATGAGTTATTACTAAAATATCCTACCCAACAGAGTAATCAATAATATGGCAACTCCAACATATGCACAACTTTTACAAGCTTTAAACTCAGCAGACCGAGCTGGCAATGTAGACGATGCAATGGAGCTTGCAAATCTTATAAGAGAGCTTTACCCGGAAGGAAACGTAGAGGATGCTGTAACACCACAAAGCGTAATCAATGAAGCAATGGTTATTGATGAAGGTTTAGGTAATGTTGATGTAACAATGGAGCAACCATTAGCTAATAATGGTGTTATACGCGAGCCTACAGCCGCAGAAAATATAACTCAGCAAACAAGACCTCAACAACAAGTTTTAGCCACACTTGAGCCGGGTCAACTGGTCGTACAAAACGCAAATGGAGTTACTGAGTATGTTGACCAAATAAACCGTATTGTTTCAAATAATGAAGAAGTTGTAGCGGCGGCAATGGCATTATCACAAGGACAAGACACAGAACATCCGGCAGAAGTCTACGCAAGAGTGCAAGCAAAACTAAATTTTCAAGGAGAAGGCGGTGTACAAAATTATTTAACTGGATTATCTGGAAACGTTGTAGAAGGGAGTCTTGGTGTAGGAAGTTACCGAGACGAAGGATTAGGCGCTGTGAATGATGGTGTAAACTGGTTATATCAACAAGCTAATAGGTCAATGCCATATACTCAAAATACATTTGAAGATGGTGATATGTCTAGCAACAACAACTTATTAATGACTGGCGATGAAATTGCGGCTAAATCAAAAGCATTAGATGCAAATTTTGACCTTGCGTATCCTAAAAGTTCTATTGCCGCTAATGTTGCTGGTGGTTTAGTTACTGGTTACTTAGGTGGTTCGACTAAAGCGGCACAAAAATTATACAAATGGATTAATGGTTTATCAAGAACTTGGAAAGCTCTTGCATTAACTGGTACTGGCGCGGCAATAGGCGGTGCTGAAGGTACTTTGTATGGCTATGGCGCTGGTGAAGATGGTGGGAGAGTTGAGGAAGCAATGAACCAAGGAATTATGGGCGCGGGTTTAGGAGCTGGCGCTAACCTAGCAATTATGCCATTATCATGGGCATTTAGCAGAATAGCTAATGGTTTAAAAGATAAAAGCACCGAAGCCATAGCATCATTGTTTGTTATAAGTAAAGAAGCCGCTCAAATCATAAAAGAATCAATTAAAGACTCAGGCGCTACATTAGAAGATGTAGTCAAAAACCTAAATTTAGGTGGCACTAGCACCAAAACTGGTTCAATGGTAGCGGATTCAGATGTAGCTACGCAAGTACTTTTAGATGCAGTTGCGGCGTCAGGTGGTGGAACTTCAGCACAAGTTAGTAAAGCATTACAAGCTAGAATGGGTGAAAGCTTTAGAATGATAGATAATTCGATGGATAAGAATATAGCTGACTTGCCATATATGGATAAACCTAATCAAAATATAAAACAAGACCCACAAGAATTAGCAGAAAATGCGGCTAAAGCTTCTGCTCCAGCTAGAAGCAAAGCATATAACAAGGCATACGCTAACAAAATTGATTATTTAACTGATGAAGGTAAAGCAGTACAGCAAGCGTTAAATGATATTGATGAAGACGTTCTTACACAAATATTAACAAATATTAATAAATCAATTAAAAAAAGTGGTGGTGATGCAACTGAATTAGCTTTTAATCGTAGCGTTAAAGCCAATGGCGATGAGATTTTAACGCTAGTAGATGTACCTTCAATGAAACAACTAGATTACATTAAAAGAGAGCTAAGTGATATTGCTTATAATTCACCGGGTGTTCCAGCCGCCGGACAGTTATTACCCACTTTAAGTAGAGAAGCAAAAGACGCTTTAGACTTGCGATACACTTTATCTAACGCTTTAAAAAATGCTAATCCTGATTATGCTAAAGCAGTTAAATTAGGACAAGATAAAATAACACGTGAAAACGCTTTAGAGCAAGGTTATAAAATGTTAGATGAGGCATACTCACCTCAAATGGTTACTAGATTATTAAGAGATGCTGGAGACGCAGAAAAAGAAATGGCAAGAATGGGTATTCGCGCCCATCTAGAAAGAGTCATTGGAAGGATGAAACCTACGCCATCAAGAATGCCGGACTCTAAAGAATTAGATGAAATATTTAGAGTTTTATCATCACGAGACAATAGAAATATTTTACAACAGGTATTGTCTCCTAATGCCTATAAAAAAATGGTTAAGGATTTGGATAAAGCGGAAGTAGCAATTAAGCTTAGAATATCTGTAGCAGAAAACAGTAAAACAGCGATACGTGCAAATGTAGGGCGAAATATAGAAGATGTTAGCAATGAAGCCGCGTCAATTAGACAAACACTAGCTGAAGGTAGAGGAATAGAAGCTACAAGAAAAATTATTCAAAGAATAAATGAAACTGATGCTATAACAGCAAAAATGAAAAAAATTATAATGAAAGACCTAGCTAACGCAATGATGGGTCAAAGAGGAACAAATGCAATAGCACAAATGAAGGCAGTTTATAAAGCAATTCAAAAAGGTGACCAAACAATGGCAGATATTGAATACTTAGCTAATTTTATGTATTCAGGAATCAATTTACAATTTATAACTGGTGCGGCAACAAAGGGTAGAGAGATTCGAGACACTTATAATAAAGAACCTACCTACATAATTAATCAGACAGAGGCATTAGCACAATGAAGCTTAAAAAAATGACAGATGATGAAGTTCAAGACATAGTATCAGACGCGTTAAGTGGTGCAACTTCTTTTATTGAAAGCGAAATATCTCAAGACCGTATTAAATCTCAGCGTTATTTTGAGGGTGAAGTTGACATAGGTCAAGAAGATGGTCGCTCTAAGATTGTTGCTACAAAAGTAAGAGACACAATAAGAGCAATCAAGCCAAGTCTAATGCGTGTGTTTTTGTCTTCAGAGAACCCTGTAGAGTTTGTTCCAACTAACCAAGAAGATGTTAGTAATGCAGAACAAGCAACTAAATACGCTCATTGGAAGTTTCAACAACTAGATGGCTATAAACTTTTAAATGATGCAATACATGATGCCTTAGTCAAGAAAACAGGTGTTTTAAAGATTTGGTGGGAAGACACAACTGACGCAGAAATACGCTCATATACTAATGTAACAGAAGAAGAATTATCAGCAATTGTTAATGAAGATAATGTAGAAGTTATTGAGCATTCTACTGAAATGGGAATGATGACTGACGAAACAGGCATGCAAATTGAACAAGAAAAGCATTCTTTAAAAGTAAGTTATTCAAAAAAACAAGGTGAGCTAAAAATTGAAGGCGTGCCACCTGAAGAGTTTCTTGTAGATAGAAACGCAAAGAGTGTAACAGATGCTTATATAGTAGCGCACAAGACTGAGATGCGTGTAAGTGATTTAGTGTCAATGGGGTATGACTTTGAGCAAGTATCTGAATTATCCGGATTAAGCTCTGACAGTACATACACAGACACAGAACAATTTGAACGCATGGGTTACGAACAAGAAGACGAAGAGAACATTTCAGATGTTTCAATGAAACAAGTACAAGTTACTGAAGCGTACATGAAGATTGATAAAGAAGGTACAGGCATTGCTATGATGTACAGAATTTTAATGGCTGGTGGTGAAAACGAAGTATTAGAGTGTGAACCTTACGGTGAAGTGCCATTTGCAATATTTGAAATAGACCCTGAACCACACACATTCTTTGGTAGAAGTGTTGCAGACTTAATTATGAATGACCAAGACTCTTCTACAGCGATGCTTAGAGGAATGATGGACAACGTAGCGTTAACAAACTCTCCTAGACAGGGTTATGTACAAGGACAGGTTAATGTAGACGATTTAATGAACAATGAGATAGGCGGATTAGTGAGAATGAAATCTCCAGCCGCTTTAGTAGATATTGCAACACCATTTGTAGCTGGTCAAGTTTTAACAGCAATGCAATACTTAGACATGGCTATTGAAGGCAAAACTGGAGTAACAAAAGCTTCTATGGGATTAGACCCTGACGCTCTACAGAATACTTCAGCTACAGCCGCAAGATTACAGGCTCAACAAGGTTCAGCACAGATTGAAGTAATGGCTCGAAATATTGCCGAGGGCGGCATGAAACGTTTATTTAAGTTAATGCTAGAGCTTTTAGTAGAAAATAGCTGTGAAGAGACTATGATGCGTTTAAACGGACAATTTCAACCTATTGACCCTAGAGTATGGAATACAGGCATGGACATGACAGTTAATGTAGGTGTAGGTACTGGTCAAGAAGGTGAACGTCATGCGGCACTTACTCAAGCTTTACAAATGCAAATGCAAATTTGGACTCAATACGGTAGTGGCAATGGCATGGTAACTATGACTGGTATTAGAAATACACTTGGTGATATGTTAGCTTTACAAGGCGTTCGCAATGTTGATAGATACTTTAGTCCTCTTACACCTGAAATTGAAGCACAGTTAGTACAACAGCAACAACAAGCGGCTTCAGAGAATCCTGAATTATCCGAAGCAGATGCGCTAGTTCAAGCTGAACAATACAAAGCGGATAAGAAAGCTGAAATGGATATGATGAAAATGCAGATAGAGGCTCAGAAGGCTCTTGCAGTAGATGATAGAGAGCGTGATGAACTAGACCAGCAACTAATTATAAAAGCGGCTGAAATTCTTGGTAAATACGGTACATCTGTAGATACAGCAAAAATTAAAGAAGCACAACAAAAAGCTAGATACCCTGATGAGTCTCCAGCACAAGCAGTAGAAGGAGGACGATTCTAGTGCATGTAGTTGAAAAAGGTGCTAAGATGCGAACATTACAGGCTGATGATACGTTTCAATTAGCCTTAAAAGAAATCAATGAACAGCAAATTGCTGTTTTTGTAGATGCTGATTCTAGTTTAGAACAGCGTGAGGAAGCACACGATATGATATGTGCGCTTAGAAAGATTGATGATTATTTCGACTCTGTTAAAACAGATGAGGTAATGTACAATCATAAACAAAATAAAGGAGAATCAGCACCGTGAGTGAATCAACGACTGAAAATATAACCGACATAGATAGTGCTGTATCAAGCATTATTATGCCTGAAGAGACAATAGAAGAAAATGTAGATGAATCTCAGATAACAGACGATATAGATGCGTCTGCTGATACTGATATAGATACTGATATTGACTTGGAAGATGATAACACAGAGGAAGAAGTTGAAATTGAAGCTTCTGATACTGAGGATGACGATGACCTAATAGAGGATGCCAGTCCTAGTGAGCCTTCTACACATACTGTCAAGATGGATGGACAGGATATGGAAGTAACTCTAGAGGACTTAAAGCGCGACTATGGTGGACAAAAGTACGTCCAAAAAGGTATGCAAGATGCGGCGGCACAAAAGAAAGAAGCTGAAGCAGTTTACACAGCCTTAAATAACGAACGAGAGCAAATAGCTCAGTTATATAACCAAATCCAACAGAATGGTATGCAAGCTCCACCGGTTAAACCTTCAAAAGAAGAGTTTGATGCAGACCCAATAGGGTACATGCAAAAGAACATTGAATTTGAGGAAGCTAGTGCGGCGTACAATAACCAAATGGCACAACTTCAACAAGTTGCACAGAAAAGTAGTGCGGCTCAAGAAAATGCACATAAGGCTTATTTACACGAACAAATGCAAATCCTTCAAAAGGAAATTCCAGCGTTTGCTGATGCTACTAAAGCCGGCAAATTAAGAGAACGTTTGGTAACAACTGGAACAAATCATTACGGTTATACCGATAATGAAATTTCAAATATAACTGATGCAAGAGCTATTAAAGTCTTGCTAGACGCTCAGAGGTATCAGGATATTATTTCAGGCAAGTCAAAGGCTCAGGTAAAAACTAAGTCTGCGAAATCTGTTATGAAGCCGGGTGCTAAGAGAACTGCTACGCCAACTGCTAAAATTCGTGAACGCCAAAAGGCAAAACTCAAGGGTTCAGGCTCTATTGAAGATGCAATGAACCTAATTTTAAATACATAGTGGAGATATATTATGGCACAGCCAAGTAATACGTTCGACAGCTATGACGTTAAAGGTATTAGAGAAGATTTATCTAATGTTATTCATGACATAAGTCCTGAAGAAACTCCTTTATACTCATCGCTTAAAAAAACTAAAGCAAGTAACACTTACCATGAGTGGCAGACAGACGCACTACGTGCATCAGCCGCTAACGCTCATATTGAAGGAGACGCTACAACTGCTGAAGCTAGAGTTGCTACTGTTCGCCTTGGTAACTACACGCAAATCTTTAAGAATGCAGTAGTTATTCCTGATACAGACGAAGGACTAGACAAAGCTGGTCGTTCTGCTGAGATGGCATACCAAGTGCTAAAAATTGCTAAAGAGCAAAAGCTTGACATTGAAAAAGCTTTATTTGCAAACAATGCCTATGTTGCTGGTTCAGCTACTGCGGCACGTGAACTAGCTGGTCTAGGTGCATACATCTCATCTAATGTTGCAAACATTGGTGGTTCAGGTGGTGCTAACCCTACTGGTTCTGTTCCGGGTGCAACTGCAAGAACTAACGGTACTCAGACAGCGTTTACTCAAGCTGACTTTGATACTGTAATGCAGTCTATTTGGGTAGCTGGTGGTAAAGCTGATACAGTTTACTTGTCATCTTTCCAAATGAACCTTGCTCTAGGTTTTGCTGGTAATAATAACCAACGTTCAACAGTACAAGCTGGTGACCAAAAGGTAATTAAATCATTGGATGTATATGTAACTCCGTGGGGAACAGTTGAATTTACTCCTCATCGTGAAGTTGCAAGCAGAGATGTTTACATACTTGATAATGATATGTTTGAAGTAGCGGTACTACGACCTACTAAGAACACAGAACTTGCTAAGACTGGTGATAACACTACTCGTCAAGTTTTGACAGAGCTAACGTTAGTCTCAAAGAATGAAGCGGCATCAGGCTTAGTTGCTGATTGTACAACTTCGTAATCTGAGGTAAACTATCGGTGTGGGGAGTCCTCCTTAACTTCCCACACTTATAAAGGGTAAAATATGAAAACAAAAGAACAAGTACATTTTGATAATAAAAACGGTAAGATTATTATTGAGAGTACACACGATAATCAGAGATACCTAGACCGCGTTGACGATATACGTGAAACAGGACATGGTATGACTGGGGAAAATCGTTTTGTTGGTTCTATTCCTATGCACATAATGCAAGAATGGTGTAAAGAGGCTGGAATTAAATGGAGTGATATGAATGCTCGTAAAGAGATTGTACGCAAAAAATTACTTAGTGGAGATTTTGATAAGCTAAGAGTATGGAAAGGAACATTTTAATTTAACGGAGTAAACGCATGGCAGATACAACTACTACTACTTTCTCCCTTGTAAAACCTGAAGTTGGTGCTTCTGCGGATACTTGGGGAACTAAACTAAATACTGATTTAGATACAATTGATGATTTACTGGATGGCACTACCGCAATTAAACCTAACCTGACTGCGAGTCAATGGAAGGTTGGTGGTACAGCAGTTACATCAACAGCCGCAGAGCTTAATGCTCTAGATGGCATACCAGCAACATTAACAGCAACTGAAATTGGATACATGGATGGCGTAACAAGTGCAGTTCAGACTCAGCTTGGCGTTATCACAGCCAATGATTGGGTGACAAATGCTCGTATGGCAGTAAACTCAATCGACTCTGACCAATATGTTGATGGCTCAATTGACACAGCACATTTTGCGGCTGGTGCAGTTGATGCGGCGGCTATGGGAGCAAATTCTGTAGACTCTTCTGAGCTTGTTGATGGAAGTGTGGACTTATCACACATGAGTGTGAATAGTGTAGACAGTCCTCAATATGTTGATGGAAGTATTGACGTAATACATATGAGTGCAAATTCCGTGGATTCTGCCCAATACGTTGATGG